CCTGATCTTGGAAGCGTCCTGTGTCGGGTCAGGATGCTTATGCATGATGCGCCAGTTGTACTTAGCGATAGTGCCACGTAGGTAGCCGATGAACTCTTCATGAGTGAGCTGAGCCCTGATCGCATCGATACACTGGATGCCGTCATCCTGGTTGTAATGCTTAGGGTGCTCTACTGGGTCAAAGCTTTGTTTGTTTGTGCTGTTGTTAGCTAACGCTTTCTTTGATGCAGCATTCCAATCAGCAGGTGTCGACTCGTCTATGCTATTTCTCTTGGTGTACATGTTCTCTCCTCAGACATGCACCAGCATTTAACTGCGGTTCTATGGCAGTTCTTCATACTGGCGACGTTGGTGTCATTAACGACGTAAAGGTAGGTTTACTTCTTCTTTGGGGTGCCACAGGCGGACGCTCTGATCGACCCAATCGTAGTCAGTGCAGCGCAGAATGCGCGCTAATCGTGCCTGGCGTACTGCTGCTGACTCAGCGACGTCAGGGTTCTTGTAGTAGGCGCGGTAAGTCTCTAGCACCTCAAACCACAAGCGCTCTAGGTACACATCCTCATCCTCGTTGTCATCGAGAGGCGGTAGGATTGCGGCTGCCTTCTTCTTACCGATACCAGGACAACCAGGGTAGCCATCTGCTGTGTCGCCCATGAGCGTTTGATACATCCAGTTGTAGTTAGCCTGGTTGCGGCTGATGTCGTGGTGCTCGTTGTGGTGGAAGTCGTAAAGACGACCAGGGATGGTCTTCATGTCTTTGTCGCTACTCACCATCACGCTGTTTTTAGGGTTGCGCGTGTGCATGATACCCAGCACGTCATCACCCTCTAAGCCGTTGATCTCTACGTTGTTGTAGATTGTTTTCAGCTCACGCACGAGCTCCCAATACATCTTGGGTTTGGGCTTAGGATTACGGTTCTGCTTGTATGTGCTATCGACTTTCTTACGGAAGTTGCTGCGGTCTGCTGGTGAGAACACGAGCACGACGTGCGTAGGTTCCTCGAACACCTCGTGCAGCTCTTTGATGTCCTTGCATGCTAGATCGACTAGGTCTTTGAGGCAGATGTCCTTGCGTGGTGTTCCGTCAAACGGATCAAGCTGCTCTGCTACTGTTGCTGTTTGATAGGCAACAATGTCCGCATCGATTAGCACATAAAAGTCCTGACTTAGGTCAGTCATCGCTACCTCCTTGAAAGTGAGCAAACCCAACGGTCTCAATGTCAGCGTCGTGATAACCGGCGAGCCAGTATGATTTCTCTTGTAGGTCGCAGTCGCCATACGGACATGAGCTTTTAGGTTTTTTATCGAAGTAGGCCTGTTTACCGGCCTGATAGATTTTTTGATGTTTAGTACCAATACCCCGCATGTAGTCCCCCTAATGCGTATCGGCCCATGAGCTCCCGATCTGGTAATCACCAGCGAAAGGCACAGGTAAGTTGAGGCGTTTTCCTGCCATTGAAATGCTCATTGCGAACAGGCCACCTACCAGGTCAGCTATTTCTGTGCGTGCTGATAGTTGTTGTTCGTCGTGGACGTTCGCTAGTAGTGCGTAGTCCTTGCCGTGTACTAGTCCTTCACTAGGCACAAGCTCGAATAAAAAAAGGGCCAGGGCTTGCTTCATCAGTATTGATCCAGAGCCTTGTAGTAACGTGTTCAGGGCGGTTCGCTGCGCGGACGCTGCTCTTCGACCATCAGGGAGTGTCACGTACCCGCGATCGGCTGCTTGCTTTTGGATTTGCTGAATCAGCTCCCCCAGGCCCAAAACGCCAGACTCAATACGAGACCTGGCAACCTTTCCAAGAGCGGGGAAGGAACTCTTGGGAGGAACTGGTTTACCGGCTTGCTCTAGATCATCGGCAACGATCGACCCTATCTTGGTGTCACCTGCGCCGTAGATTAAGGCGTAGTACAAGGTCTTTGCGTTGTCTCTAGATAGCAGACCGGCTGCTTTCATGTTGATGGTGTGAGGATCGGTGCCTTCCTCTTTCTTACCGCGTAGTACAGCCTCGGCATAGGCACCTTTGTCGTACTTGTGTAGGTAGCTGGCGAGCATGCGTAGCTCTAGGGCGTCAGCATCACAGCCGACTAATACCTGGCCGTGGTCAGGCACCCATAGCGAGCGCATACCCTTGGACTTGTCGACCTGGGCCATGTTTGGCCGGGAGTGCGACATACGGTGAGTACGTGATCCGCAGCTCCTGACGTAGCCGTGCATGCGTCCCTGGCGATGTAACTTTAGCCAGGCATTGCGTCCCTCTGACAACATGCCTTGCTGCTTTGTCTTGCGGAAGTACTCGCGCAGCAGTCGTGCCTCTGGGTAGTCAAGGTTGCTAAGCGTGCTCTCGTCTAACTTGGGCCGACCATCATCGGTGAAGTCGGTAGGCACCCAGCCATACTGCACGTTGAGCATACGAGCTACTTGCTGACGGCTGCCTGGGTTAAACATGTCGTAGCTACAGCGACACAGGGGGGCACCTTTTACGTAGCCTAACTTTCTGTTGTTGACGCTGGGCTTCCAGGTATCGACGTTACGCCAGGTGCGCTTCTTGAAATCCCAAGAGCCGGTTACAGGCTTAAACTCATGCGAGAACACTTTGCTAAGCATTTGCTCTAAGGCACTTATGTCCTCAGTGAGCTTGACGCTGAGCTGCTCGGCAGACTTTACGTCGAAGCGGAAACCGTGGTTCGACTGTAGGGCCAATGCTTGTTGTACCTGGTGCTCTAGCCGTATCGCTGGGCGGTAGTCGTTACCTGTGCGGTATAGACGTTTAAGTTGGTTTTGTATGTGGTCATACACACGAGCGGTGAGCTGTACATCACGCTCTAGGTAGACTTTCATTTCTTCGCTGTACTTACTGAAGTCTTTAAAGTCTCCCTTTGGGAAACCAAACTGCTTACCGAAGCTGGCAAGTGCTAAAGACACACGCGACGGCTCTACTAAAGCGGCCATCGTCATTGTGTCCCACACCTGGTCGAATACGACTGTATCTGGGTAAAGCTTGTTTATAGCGGGCATGTCATAACCGATGAAGTTGTGACCGATGAGCCGCTCGGCGGCTTTAAGCCTGTCTAAGCCCTCCCGTATGCTTGGAAGGGTAGGATCGTCGTCGGTGTACGTTATTACGCACGGGTCGCCGACAACGGCTACGCCAATACAATGAATTCTAGTTAGCTCTGGTAACAGCCCGTCTCCCTCTATATCTACGACGAGTTGTTCCATTGTTCATTCCCCTCAAGGCAAGTCTGTGAGCAATAAATGATCCTCAAGACTTATCTCAATCTTTTGATTAGGTGATCGTTTGCGGCAGTCACTGACGAACCGCTTCATGGCACTGACACGCATACGCTGCGCTAAACCGGAGCCACGTTTGTTCGCATAGGCTTGCTCTGCTTCGTTGATGAGCTTCAGCAGCTCGGCTGAGGTCATACTCGTTTGCATTGCATGCGCTCCCTTATCTCGCGATCGACGTACAGGTAAATAAGGCGTGCTAACGGGTGGTTAGGCAGCTTGTTCTCATCAGTGTCTAGATCAAAAGCTGATAGTTCCCTAGCTATGGCTTTCAGGACTACACCGACCATCAAATCTCTGCTGGCATCGAGGTTGCTATCGATGACGCTAGTCAGCTCGTCTGCAAATTGGCGCTTGTTCATACTTCCTCCTCAAAAAGGTATGTCGTCAATGTTTTGTGAATCGAACGAGGCGTCGTAAGGCAGCAGTCGGCCTGTTGGTCGTGCGTACTGAGCCTGACCAGCTGGGCCTACAACACCGAAAGGTCTGTTCTTTAAAATGCGGAAAGAGGTGATGTCTTGTTGTTGATCATCATCTGCTTGCTGATTGCGCTCTGACGCTATAACTACGTCGCTTAGCTGCTCCAAACCTGCTGACCCGCGGAGGTCGGTGAGGCTTACCTTGCCGCCTTCGTTAAATGAGTCTTTGCCTGAGTTACGGCGAAGGTGTGACACAGCAATAAGGCCGACACCTGTCTGCTCTACGAACTGACGTAGGTTTGTCATGAGCATGTCGAGGGTCTTGCGTTCCTCAACCTCTAGGCCTGACACAACCATGCTGACGTGGTCGAGCACGATAAAGTCACACTCGCAGCCAATAGCCAGGTAGCGCAGCTTTGTCATTAGCGTATCGACGTCACAGCTTCCCCAGGAATCGTAGAAGTCAGACAGACATATGAGCTCAGCCATAGACTTGTCCCAGTCGGGCTGCTCCAGGATCGTTGGCTTCTCCATGAGATCGCCCAGGGGGATGTTGTTGTCGATAGCTACCAGGCCCTGGATGGTCTTGCGATAGCTCTCCTCGAGCATCACCCAACCCACGCGCTGCCGGTGCTCTCTGATCATGTGGTAGCCGACTTCCCTGGCTAACGTAGACTTACCGATGCCGCTACCTGCGGTTAGTAAGATCAGCTCACCTTTACGTATGCCACGTAGCGCGCTGTTGATACCGCTGTAGGGGATGTCGAAGCCTTTAGGCGTAGCCTTGATGATCTCTGTGAAGTCGACCTCATGGCCTCGCTTAATGCCATCGGGCCGGAAAGGTACTGCGGCGTACACTGCGGCTTTCAGCTCTGCCTCCTTACCAGACATCAGCATCTCGCTGGCGTCCTTCATCGGTAGCTGTGCAATCTTGGCAAGCCCTGGTCGTAGTAGGGCAGCACATTCTTCTGCTGCTTTCTTACCGTGCTCGTCCTGGTCAAACAGGAACACGACCTCCTCGAAGCTCTCTACGAACTCAAGCTCACGGCGGATAGCCTTAGCCGCACCCTGTGCTCCGTTAGGTACTGAGACGACCTGCCAGGTCAGGCCTGTGACCTGGGCGTAGCTCATAGCATCAAGCTCGCCTTCGGTAATAACCAGGCGTTGACCTGGTGCCCATAGCTGCTGACCAAATAGACCGGCTTTTGCTAGGTCACCAATGACGTAGAAGCTTTTGTCGGGGCTACGTACTTTCTGCGCTACATAGTTTCCGTTGTTGTCAAAGTAAGGCGCGTAGTGGTTGCCCTCGCTTACTGTGTACCTGAACTTTTTAAGTGTGCGCTCGTACAGCCGACGATCTGCTAGGTCTATGTAGCTACCTGTTACGAATTCAGACACATTGTTAGCCCTCGGCTGTTGTGGTTGTGATTGGCCTTCCTCAAAGGGGTCAACCTGGGCGACGTGTCCATTGCATGAGTAGCAAAAGCCATGACCGTCGTCATAAACGGCAAACGCATCGCTGCTAGGACACAGTGGGCAACTTCTTTTCTCTATTAACTCCGACGACATTCCTTCCTCCTATATCGCGTAAACCCTCACAAGCGTGTGGGGCTCTTCATTTACTTTTGCGTAGCGCTTGTGTGCGATCAGGAGCTCGATCTGCCTGTCGTCGTGCCAGAAGATGTCGGCACTGGTCATGCAGTCGAGGGGTAGTTTGCTGAGGTTGTCGATGTCGTAGTGAGGTGCTGCGTTAGTGACCCGCTTAGGTCGCGTGCAGACAAACTCTAGTCCGACTATCAGCCTGGCTTCTTTGTCCAGGTACTCCCATTCCGGGGGGTAGTGATGCAGACATGTAGCAAAGTCTTTGACGTATTGTTGATGACGTTTGCTGTAGTACGTACCAAACCGGGCGACCTTTGGTCTGCTTGCCGGTACTGGCGGTACGGGTATGTAGTACTCCTGCGCTGATTCCAGGCTGGCTATGTCGATGTTCATTCACACTCCTCACTTATGTTGGTGAGAATGCTGACCACTTCTTCAGCCTTTACCTCAAACCATTCCCCCTTTAGTCGGCGACCGTCGAGCTGTTTGTAGACGCTCTCTATAGCTTCGCTGACATCCTGATACTCTCTTGCGTACTCAAGCCTGTAGCCCCGGATAGGGCAGCCGACCTGGTACTGAAACATGCGCCTACGAACATTTTGTGTAATGCCTACCTTGCATGCGTGTTGAAACAGCGGGTGAGTAATGACGTAGACCCATCGCTTGCTGACGCGCGTATAAGCTATGTTGTAGTGCTTAAAGACGACTTCTCTTAGCTCGTCTCGTTCGTTTTTCGTTAACTTCCAGTAGCAGCGCATGGACATGCCTGATACTTGTTTTGCTGAGCGGTCAATCAAGTGCCAAAACCGCTTACTGTCTGAGCGTTTTAATTCTTCTGTCAGACGTCCGGCGGGTAACAGACTGCAATCAATCCGAAACCCGCTTTCCGTTGTGTAGACATTAGAATGTTGGTTCTTCTGTTGCTGTTGAACCGAATCCTTCATCAGGGCCCCCAAAGGGATCATCTGAGCCGTCATCAGCCGAGCGCTTATCAATGAGTCGGAAGGTGTTCAGGTAAAGGGTCACGCCTTTGTTACCAGCAGTGCTGTATGCCTTGGCGTTGCCCGCTACTCTGATCAAGTCACCTCGACCAATGATTACGTCGTCTGCTAACGCATTACCGCTTGCATCCTGGCCGTTGGGTTTACGCGCTGACTTAAACGTCACACGTACACGACCGTCTTCCTGGACTTTTAACGGACTCTTGATCCCGTCGATATTTACTCCAGGCCACTCTGCATCCGCTGCACCCGATACTGCGTCTCGTAAAGCACTGAGAGACGCCGCATCTTCGGCTTCGTCTAGGTAACCAGACACCTCGTACTTACCCGAGGGGTACTTAGAGTCAGTGTCTGGTTTATCTAATGACGGGTAGCTTGCGTCGAATGGTTGAGTGGCGAATTTCACATAACCGTTTGCCATAGTAGTTTCCTCCTGCGTGTGGCTCTTTAGGTCATACTGTCGACATCGGTGTCATCGACATCGGTAATGTCTTGCTCGACAGGCGCAGCCTTACGTTTGGTCTTCTTTGCTGGCTTCGGTGTTACTTCGGGTTGTTCGAGCAAAATGACGTCAGTCGTTTTGAACTTAAGCTCGTAGGCCACCGATGGGGCGTCAGAGTGAGCGACTGCGCGTAGCAGTAGCGTGTGGCCTTCTGCTGTAAAGGCCGGTGTGCCTAACGTAAGACCGTCAGGTACTGGACCCAGGAGTGTGTAGCAGCCATCTACGTGGTGATAGATTCCTACGTCTTCTTTGGTTTGCTCTTTGAGCTGGTTTACAGTGCTTAACATAGTAGTGAGTTCCTGTAGTTGTTAGCTAAAAAAATACCGAGCATTCGGTAGTTCGGCTTTGACGTTGAGCTTGCCTTGCTTTGGTGGCTCCGGCAAGCGCATGTCATTTGGGATCATGTTTAGAAGTCCCTGGTGTAGTTCATCAGATAACCAGTTCCCCTGGAATATCTCTACGGCGACTTCTCTTATGATGTTGTTTAATGTTTCTAGAAAACAGGCATGTACAGCATACGAATCATGTACGAAGGCCATGTCGTCAATACCGGCGTCGACCAGCCTAGAGGCGACCATACGGCACATAGCTGCGTCTAAGCTGTGAACGACATTAGGTGCTGCTGCTCCTGCATTTTTAGCGGGAGAGAGCTGATCGGTACGTTTACGTAGGCGGCGCATCCAGTTATCAAAGGTGCGCACATGCTTTTCTTTCAGCACGACGTACCTTTGCGACACTTCACAGCCGTCAGGTGTTACCCAGGTAAGTGGGTAGCCCTCCGCTGCTAAGGCTTTGGCGCTGTCTCGTAGGTAGTCCATGATGCGGACGGCCTCGCTTACGACCTCAACCCTGGCGACAAGTATCCAGTCCCGCATAAAAGAGGCGAGCTTATGGCGCGCTTGTAAAACAGGCACAGTCTGTAGACTCGCAGGTATAGACAGAGAGTCGCACATCCGATCCGACACTAATTGCTCCCGTATTCCCTCCGGCGTTACGCCATATGCGGTAGTCATTACGGCGCGTTTGACAACCTTCCGAGCAAGTCTGTCGTCCTGCATAACTTCGTACCAAGCGTGCGCGACTTCTAGCTCCAATGATGACTCTGCTTTCAGGATTATTTCTTCGATTATCAGGCGAACTGCTAAACCGACCTCTAGGTAAAGGTCTGAGCGCGTCGTCGACGTGGTGCAGTTTGTTTTTGCCGCGCCGACTTCGTCTTTTCCCAGTAGAGACAGTATCTGTAGCCCGTTGCATGTGCCATCAACTGCTATTGGTAGGTGTGTTATGTGTTGTGGGTTAGCCCACGTCTTAGCCAGGTCGATAGCTGCGGCGTAGAACGCCATAGGCTCATCAGCCTTTCTGACTAGTCTCATGGCGACCTTATCGTCATCAATCATTTTGCTGATGTCGTCGCGCATCTCGTCTACCTTTAGTAGACGCTCTTCGATGTTTAGTTTGTCATAGCCGTAAGTGTTAGCGACCTGTAGCTTTAAGGCGTCTATACCTTCTTCGCCCAGCGGCTTGCCATTAGCAAACTCAATCAAAGCCTTTGCTACGTGATCTCCCTGGCTGGTCAGCATTTGGTTGGCTGGGTACAGGCGGCCTCTAAAGTCAAAGCTGTGAGGCTGCCAAAAGGCTGACTTCTCGACCAACATTTGCGCTTGCAGTATCTGGCGTTCAAAGGTCATAGCCTTTGAGGTTTGTGACACATACTTAGCTAGATCGTCGTTGAATTGTTGCTGAACGATCCTTTTGTCGTCATCAGGTAGCCGCTGCCACTGTTCTGGGGCTAACTTTTTTGGCTTCTGAATAGGCATTTGTGGGCCTATATAGGGGTTACGACACAGAAATTCGTAGACGTCTTTGTTGATTCTCCAAGGTGTCTTTTGTATTGCATTGAGAGAGTCGAGTGCCTGGGCCGACGGTGTAAATTTGTGTGGATGCCAGTCGGTTCGGTACACCTTTTGGTTCAGTAGATAGTAGCCACCCTCGATCCTACCTTTGTCGTTATGCTTCCAAGCCCTTGGCGGTACAAGCATCGGTCGGCGTATCGGCTGACTAATAGATGCGATAGCGTGTAGGCGTGAAACATCAGACAAAAAGTCATCAGAGTAGAATACAGTCTGAGCTCTTATCTTGCCCCTGGGGCCAGTAGCTGTAAGGGTCAGCATGTCGGGATGAGCACGACGAATACAGTCAAGGATCAAAGCCCCTGTGCCAAACATAGCGTCTCGGGTCAGATCGTATTCATCACCGTCCAGAAAGCCTTCTATTTTCTTTTCTAGCTTCCGAGCAAAACGTAGATGCTGAGCTTTTGACGCTAGTGCCTGGGAATTTCGTCGTAGGAAATGACTACTATAACTCGGCTCTGAGTCCCGCCAGCGCTGGAATCTGATCTCTCGTATCACACACTCGCCTAATTCTAGGCAGACGTGCTGATAGGTAGGTGGCTTGCTAGTTGCTAAAGTCGACATCAAATTTTGAGTAGCAGCAAATGCCATCTCCTGAGAATCAGCCAAACCAATCAAATACTTCCAGGCTAAGTTTCTCTTGCCTGTTTTGTTGTTGATGATGTCGTCTTCAGCTTGTCTCTGTCTTACTGCTATATGTTGTTGTACCTCTGGTGCAATCTCTTGGAGTAGCTGTTCCCCCAGCTTTGTCTCGTTCAATTGCTTGTTGTTGATTGCTTTTAAATAATGGTCTTCTGCATCTGTGACCATCCGGTGCTCCCACAACACCTCTAGAAGCTCGAAATCACTGCTGTCACTCATACCGCTTTCTTCCTCTTATAGTTTTGTATCTCGTTACCCTGGTTACGTGTGCGTCTATGTAAACATTTCCTATATATTATATCAATATGATTACATATCTAATGTCACTGTAGGGGGCCCTCATACTGTCGACGTCGGTGTCAGTATCTAGCCAACATACAGCAACATGCAATACATCCATATAGGGTATAGACATAACATATATAGATGTGAGACATTACGGGCAACAGGGACAAAAGTGACAAACTGTTATGCGGTACAAAAAAATTAACACTCACAAAGAAAAGTGGACGGACCCGTGATGAACGCAGATAAGCGTGCCAAGAACGCACGAGCAGATTTATCTAAAAGGGTAGAGTTTGGGAGAATTCTACAATCACTAAGACAAGCGGCACAGTTAACACAGCACGACCTAGCTAAACTGGTCGGGCAGAAGTACTTTACGATGGTGTCTCAGGTAGAGAACGGTAGAGTACGTATTCCTCCAGACGACACTGAGCTCTGGGCAAGAGTACTGGGCGTAGACACTCAAGCGTTCGCTAAAGAGTGCGTTAGGTACTACGAGACTGACGAATACTTCAAAGCTATCTTCGGAAAGAACAATAAACGCGAACTGCTATGAAGGTATATACAGACCCGAAGGGTCGACCCAACAAGTGGCGTGTCAAATTACCGAACGGTAGCTACAAGACTATTACCGCAGCCAGCGAGGCCCAGGCGCAGTTTGCCGCCGAGGCTGCCTTAGCGCAGTTTGAGGCACCTCCTGGCGAGTGGCTTGATCTAGTCAATAGACACATTAGCCGTCGCGAACTAGGCTCCCCTGGTCTAGCTGATAAAGCAAAGTGGCAAGGTAGCCGCTACGTTTTGCGTAAGTTTGCTGCTACTTTTGAAAGTAAGTGTAAGCCAGCTACTGTGACGATGACGCACTTTCTAGATTACTGGGACACGTTGACCAGGCACCAACAAGACAACCTACGGCCTGAGCTCAATCGCTTTATAAAGTGGTGCATGCTCTCTCAACTGATCGTTCTTCCGTCTAATCCTATAGAGCTGTTAGACAAAAAAGCGCTGCCTAAGAAGAAACGTCAGAGACTGACTCAGGGTATGTTTGATGGGTTGTTGCGAGTTGCTGCTGATAGAGGATACGACGGCCTTGTACAGGCTTGTCGACTATCGCTTCTCACTACACTAAGACGTGGTGATCTAGCTGAGCTACGGTGGGAGGATATACGTGACGGGTCACTCTATGTGACCGTAAGTAAAAGCATAGCGTCTCGCGGAGAGGTGGAGGCGACTAGGCTAAGGTGGGATTTGCAGAAACATCCTGAGCTCTTGTTAGAGCTGAAAGAATGTAAGCGCCAGGCAATGATGAACAGAGACTGTCCGTTCGTGCTAAGTCACTTTGGCGCTAACAGACGCGGCAAGACTAAAGAGCATGCGTGTCAAATGACGCCTGACATGATCACTAAGCAGTTTACTGAATGTATGCGCGAGCTGATGCGTAGTGAGGATCACCCGACGTTTCATGAGATTAGATCACTAGCTGCTGCCAGCTTGGAAAGCATGGGTGCGCCGGGCGAGATGATCAGCAAAATAATGGCACATACAGACGAAGCAACTACGGAGCTGTACCTGGTAGGACACGACCGAAAATTCTTCGATGTGGACTACAGTGTTACAGTATAGACAGGGTTGTACTTACTACCTTGCCAAGGTAGCAGGTACACAGACTACCGGCAGAGTTAGCTATATCGGGACGTGATTGAAGTAAAAAGGCCTGGTTTGTACGGTACACAAGGGGTACACACTCCCCAGGCAAAGTTGTAGAACTACAGTGAAACACTGCGGGAATAGCTCAGTTGGTAGAGCGATACCTTGCCAAGGTATAGGTCGCCGGTTCGAACCCGGTTTCCCGCTCCAACACATTCAAATGTGCTGCAATAGACGCCTGTATGTAGCGCGGTATGCCTTTCCTACCTGACTTCCAAGATGCGTAGCTGCCGGTGTAATCAACTGATAACAGCCGAGAACAATTAAGCGGCCCGCCTACCTTCTGCTCTAAAAGTTTTAGTGCGTCAATCGCTTCCATCTTATAACTGCTCTGGTTTGTATTTTAGAAATAGCGCATCTCCGAGCTGGGCTTTGTGCTCTCCCATCTCGTTGATCTTTGCTTTTGTTTGTTGAATGTTGTTCCAGTTATCTCGGCCCTTGCACCACACACGATGGTCATCAGAGTAGTGATAGTACCAATCGTGTCGACGTAGCATCCGGGCAAAGCTGCTCAATGTACTCATAGCAAGTCCTCCTTACAAAGGACACTATACTATAGGGATACGCTATAGTTAACCCTGCTGTATCAAATGAGCCAATCTGTTAGCACGTTGACCGACTTGCTTAGCCCATCGGCTGTCTAGCATCTGAGCACTAGCCTCAGCCATATCGCCGTCTTGTAGGGCTTTTTTGAATAGCTCAAACTTTTTGAGAGTAGGTAATCCCAGGTTAAACGCCATATTGATTAAGCAAGCCTGGCGAACATCGCTTAGCTCTTCCCAGGTAGCCTCACCGACAAACTTCTTAGCATCCTCTAGTGCGACCTGGGTATCGCTAAGCAACATCTGCTCAGCTTCAAATTCAGAGATGCCGTTATCCTGGATATTTCTACCGTAACCAATTGTTAGCTTATTTGCTGTGCAGTTGTAAGGAAAAAGGCGAAGGCCCTCATCATGCTTTAGCTGCTCTACAGCTATCTGTTTTGCTTTTACCATCGTTCGATTATGTCCATGCTATAGCGAATGAAGCCGTCAGAACCGTGTTCGATTGTCGGCGTATCTGTGTTCAGTGAGCACTTGATTGTCGGTGCGTAGCTGCTGGGTAGGCTCAACGATACAGAGCCTGTATCTCGGGCCGGAGGATCAACTACAGGGTCTGCTCCACTCAGTCCCAGGTACTGCATAAGCTGATTATTGAGCGTGCTGCTGTTGCGGTTGTAGTACTCGCCGACCTTCAAAGCGTTGTCGCCATAGCTACTGTCATCGCGTAGTAAAGGCCATCGCATAGCGAAGATGGTGTGTCGACCATCGATGAGTCTAAAGAACGATGTAAAATCGTCATACTCGCTTTTGTGCATGGGTGGGAACTTAAACGAAGCCTCAAGGCGAACACCGCCGATCGAGCGTGACTGACGCCGCATGCTTCTGGAGTCAGCGACGAGCGTTCTACGTGGATGTCTTATCTCGAAGCTTTCGGGCTCGATGCTTGTAGGAAAAAGCTGGTAAGGCCCGTCCCCGTTTTGGAATGTATAAGTAGCCATTACTTCTCTCCTTTAATTTGCTCAATCTCACTCAAAACTTGCCCTAGCCGTATACGGACATCGATAAGCTCATCTTGGAGACGATATAGTTTCTCTATATCCCGGTCGTGCGCCTCGATGCGTAGGAATTGTTCAGCGTCCGCTGGTAGCGAACCAATCTCACCTCTAGGCCAGCGTATTCTGAAATCGGAATTAGCGATGACTTCCATGCGATCTATTTCGCTGCGATGCTCGATTGCTGTTAGTCGACTGTCGAGTTGTAAGTATGCGGAGGTGGCAACCACAGACCCTGCTATCAGGCCGATAATGTTTCTAAGAGGGATGTTGAACTTTGTGTCTTCGGATATATCCATTTAGTGCCTCCGCACAATTAAAAAAGCCCCTTTCGGGGCTCTTGGTTAGTGTTCGATGTCCGGCATCTCTAGGTCGGGCTGTATCGGGTCTTCGCCTGGGATCGGCTCCTCCTCTCTAGCCTGTTGCTTACTTTGCGCCTCTATCAGTGCAAGTTGAGCTTGCAGGTTTGCTATTTGTAACGCCTGGGAAGCGTTAGCTTTTGCTAGGTTATCAATCGTCTGATTGATCATGTACTGCTCAGGTGTAATCTCTTGTTGTTCAGACATAGTCCTCTCCTTATAGGGGTGTTAGATATACGGTATCACTATAGTTTATACGTGTTGTTTATTCAATAACAGGCGGAACCGTAGGTACGCGCGCTAAAACCAATCCAGTAGCGATAGCCTGGTCGACTCGATCTTCTATTTCATTTACCAATACAAGTGTCGCTTCAACATCATTAACACCATTTACCTTAACTAGAGGGACGCGGAAAGTAACCGGAGCCTCTTGCGTAATAGCAGGAGAGGTGACCGTACCGTGCAGATATAGATCGTCTGCTCCTGGAGGGTCGTAATGTATGGATCGGCTCATTGTACTATCTCCACTGTGATGCTTCCCGATCCGTCCCACTCGTTAGTAATATTAGATAACTC